CAAGACCGTTCTCTCCCCGAGACGGTCGCCACAAAGCCTGAGTCACCTTTTCAAAAGCCATGAGTGAGCCATCAAAGCCGGTAAAAGCCAAAAGAAAACCAGCACAACGAGGGGCGGTTAAAAAGAAGCTTTTAGGCAGCACAAAACCGCGTTTACAAACCCCACCGGCAAAAGGTAAATCCAGAATTGATGAAGTTGCTGAATTAGCTGTAAAAATCGGTATGCCGTTACTACCTTGGCAGCATTATGTTTTAAGCGACATGCTTACCGTTGACAAAAACAATATGTTCATCAAGAAGTCAAACCTCATTTTGGTAGCGAGACAATCTGGAAAGACTCATTTAGCGCGTATGAGAATTTTGGCTGGTTTATTCATTTTTGGCGAAAAAAATATTTTGGCTATGTCTTCAAATAGAAACATGGCTCTAGATACATTTAGGCAAGTTGCAAATACAATTGAAGACAATGATTTCCTTCGCAAACAAGTTAGACAGATTAGATACGCTAATGGTCAAGAATCAATTACTTTGCTTAATGGCGCAAGATACGAAATTGTAGCTGCAACTTCTGACGGTAGCCGCGGTAAAACTTGCGACTTCCTCTATATTGACGAATTACGCGAAATATCACCGGAAGCGTTTAAAGCAGCTGTGCCAACTACCCGCGCTCGCCCCAATTCTCAAACTTTGTTCACAAGCAACGCTGGTGATTTCTTTTCCGAAAGTTTAAATACTCTAAGAGAAAAAGCTTTAGAATATCCCAGTCCAAGTTTTGGATTTTGGGAGTATTCAGCACCGTTACAAGCTCGAACTGATATTCATAATCGTAAATATTGGGCAATGGCAAATCCCGCCCTTGGTTACACGGTAACTGAAGAAGCTATTGAAGAAAGCATTGCGACGAACACGATTGAAGCCACAATGACTGAAACGCTTTGTATGTGGATAGATTCTCAAAGTAGCCCTTGGACGTTTGGCTCAATACAGGCTTGTTCTGTATCTGAATTGTCATTACCTGTAGGCGCATTGACAGTTTTGGCATTTGATGTTTCACCAAGCAAACGTTCAGGAAGTTTAGTGGCAGCTCAGATTGTTGAAGGCAAAATTGGGGTTGGCATAATGGAAACTTTTCATTCTGAAATAGCAATTGATGAATTAAAAATGACCGAAGCAATACATAAATGGGCATTATTGTATAAACCGGCTCAAATTGCTTATGACAAATATGCCACCGCTTCAATAGCGCAAAAATTGGAACAACAGGGTCATAGACTTGTGGACGTAAGCGGTCAATCGTTTTACCAAGCTTGTGGAGAATTATCTGACGCGTTAACTAATCAAAGATTGATTCATTCCGGTCAACCCGAATGGGTTTCCTCAATGAATAATTGTGCGGCTAAAAATTCGGACGCTGGTTGGAGAATCGTAAGACGCAAAAGTTCGGGAGACGTCACAGCGGCCATTTCCACGGCAATGCTTGTTCACCTTTTAAGCAAACCAATCTCAATTCCACAAATTATTGTCTGATTCACCTGATATAATTATCTAATGGGAATTTGGGCAAATTTGACTTCTAGAAATAAAATTGAAGCGCAATACAATCCTCAGGTTTTAACTGACCAATTTTCTTATTACCCACCTTTAGATTTAGTTTCAGTAACCCGTTCGGAAGCTATTACCGTTCCAGCGGTTGTTCGTTGCGTTAATTTGATAAAGGGAATTATCAGTTCTATGGAACTGAAAACATATTCCAAGGCAACAGATGAAGAACTTCCAAATTTACCTTGGGTAAATCAATTAAGTAAAGTAGCACCTAATAATATAACTTTAAGTTGGATTATTGACAGCCTTGTATTTTTTGGAGTTAGTTACCTTCGCATTGAAGAAATTTATCAAGATGACCAGAGACCATCACGTTTTGAATATATTTCAAATAATCGCGTAACAGCGCAATTGAATCCTCTTGGAACTTATGTTGAATATTATCGAATTGATGGAGAAGCCGTGCCAATGTCTGGCTTGGGTTCTTTAATAACAATACAAAGCCCAATTGAAGGAATTTTGTATACAGGCGCAAGAACATTAAGAGCTGCCATTGATTTGGAAAATGCAGCAAAAGTTGCGGCTTCAACTCCAATTGCTAGCGGGGTATTAAAAAATAATGGCGCAGATTTACCACCGGCTGAAGTCGCTGGTTTACTAGCCGCTTGGAAGCGTGCAAGGAATGAACGTTCAACCGCTTATCTTTCATCCAGTTTAGAATTTCAACCAGTATCATTCAGTCCTAAAGAAATGTTATACACGGAAGCAATTCAAAACATGTGTACTCAAATTGCTCGTCTTTGCAACGTGCCAGCATTTTATCTGTCAGCGGAAATGAATAATAGTATGACTTATTCCAATGTCCAAGACGAGAGGCGTCAATTTGTCTCGCTATCTTTGCAACCGTACATTTCTGCAGTAGAAAATCGTTTAAGCATGGATGACGTTACCCCTGCCACACAAAAAATTTCCTTTGATATGGATTCTGGATTTTTAAGAGCCAATCCAATGGAAAGATTAAACGTAATAGAAAAAATGCTTAATCTAGGTTTAATAACCGTAGAACAAGCCCAAGCAATGGAAGAATTGAGCCCTAATGGAAATAATTAATTTTTCAGCCGATTTAGAAGCTTCAGAATCACGCCGCATTATTGCCGGCAAAATTGTTCCCTTCGACAACGAAATTGGTAACACCTCAGTTGGCAAAGTGGTTTTCAAATCAGGTTCAATTGATATACCTGATTCATCAAAAATTAAACTTTTATTAGAACACGACCCAAAACAGCCTATTGGGCGTATGAAATCTGTAACTCAAGACAATTCTGGAATTTACGCAGAATTTAAAATTTCCAACACAACAAAAGGAACTGACAGCCTTATTGAGGCAAGTGAAAATTTGCGCAGCGGTCTGTCTGTGGGTGTTGAAGTAATTAAGGGAAAAAACAATGGTGGAATATATGAAGTGAGTTCCGCCCGTCTCCTTGAAGTTTCGTTAGTACAAGCTGCCGCATTTGCTTCAGCTGAAGTAACTAGCGTTGCTGCGTCCAATCAGGAAGCAGAATCAACCGACAACAAAACAGAAAAAGAGGAAATTGTGGAAAACACAAATACCGAATCTGTGGCGAAAGAGGCAGTAGAAACCCCAGCGGTTGAAGCTTCCGAAGCTCGTCCAACAGTAACAGCGGCGGTTTATACAACCCCTCGCTCAGGAATTAAAACTCAAGCACAATACCTAGAGCACTCAATCAAAGCTCAGATGGGTAATCACACTTCAGCTGAATGGGTAGCACATGCAGACGCAGAAGCAACTCTTACAGCTGCTAATGATTCATTTACCACAAACCCTGCATTCAAACCTACGCAGTATGTTTCTACAGTAATTGATACTTCAATTGGAACAAGAGCTGCAATTGACGCAATTGGCGTTCGAGCCCTTCCTTCAGCTGGAATGACAATAAGTGTTCCAAAAATTACAACTTCAGGAACAGTTGCTTCTACAGCTGAGGCCGGCGCACCTTCAGAAACAGGAATTGTTAGCTCTTATGTAAATTTGACAGTTAACAAGTACGCTGGCCGTCAAGTGTACAGCGTTGAGCTTCTTGATAGAGCAGACCCAAGTTTCTTCCAAGCTATGTTAGATAATTTAAATCGAGCCTACGCTGGTGCAACCGAAGCCGCAGTTATTGCAGCTTTAACTTCAGGTGGAACTCAAGCAACTGCTACTGACGCTGATTCAGCCGGTATCATTTCATTCGTTTCAACTGAAGCACCTGCCGCTTACCTAGCAACTGGTGAATTAGCTTCAAGATATATTGCTGGAACAGGTCAATGGGGTCTTTTAATGGGTTCAAAAGATTCAACTGGTCGCCCAATTTATTCTGCTACACAACCTTACAATGCAGCTGGTTCTGCAACTTCTCAATCACTTCGAGGAAATGTTCTTGGATTAGATTTATATGTTTCTAACAAGGCAGTTTCAACAAACATTGATGAGTCAGCATTTATTGTTGTACCTTCATCAGTAGCAATTTTTGAGTCACCACGTTTACAGTTATCAGCTAATGCAACTGCAACAGGTGAAATTTCTACAATGCTTTATGGATACCTAGCAGCTGGTGTTCTGGTTGCCGGTGGTGTTCGTCGCTTTAACCTAACATAATTTTAGGTTAGCAACCGTTAAGGGGCGTTGGAAGCCTTCGCCCCTTAACTTTTAAGAAAGGATTAATTTTGGCAGCGACTTGGATTACCAAGGCGGAACTCCGCACATTATTGGGAATTGGAAGTTTATACACAGACTCTGTTGTTGAAGAGGTCTGTCAGGCTGCCGAAAACACAGTAAAAAGTTATCTTTGGTACAACAATTACAATATTGTCGCTACAGAAACTACCACTACAACTTCAGCAACTATTTATACAGATATTATTCATGACATTTTAGTTGGCGAAACAGTTGTGATTGAAAATTGTGGCTCAAAATATAACGGTTCAAAAACAGTAACGGCAGTAACAGAATATTCATTGAGTTTTGCAGTTGTGAACGGAACTGTTGAAAAAAAACATCCAGTTTTACCATATGGTTTAATGCAAGCCACAACTCATATTGATTATGGAACGGTAGCGGAAATTAGAGAAGCTACTGCTTTAATTGCAGTTGATATTTGGCAAAGTCGTCAGTCCAGTAATGCGGGTGGAATTTCTCCTGATTTCCAACCTTCACCTTATCGCATGGGCAATACTCTTATCGCAAGAATACGTGGATTGATAGCACCTCATCTTTCCCCTAACAGTTTGGTTGGCTGATGCCGGTTGCCGTTACAACTCTCAGGTCAACCCTTGCGACTGCGTTGGAAAACGCAGGGGTATGGCAGGTGTTTTCTTTTCCACCTGCCACGCCCATTGCTAATTCAGTTATTGTGCAACCAGCAGACGTTTACATCGAGCCTACAAACAATGTCTACTCAACGGTAGCACCTAAAGTAAATTTTAAATTGGTAATGATTGTTCCTATGTTTGACAATCAAGGCAATTTAAATGGCATTGAAGACATGGTTGTTGGTGTCTTTAATAAATTAGCAGCTACCACAACTTTAAATGTAGTGGTCGGTAGCATTTCTGCACCGCATATTTTGTCAGGTGTTGCAGGAGAAATGTTAAGTGCCGAAATGTCCGTCTCAATCATGACAAGTTGGAGTTAAAAAATGAGTGAAAACTATGATGTTCCTTCAGAGGACAAAGCTTGGCTTGAAAC